GGTCCGTGTCCGGCCACTCTTGACTGTAATTGAAGTAAGTTTCGATCATGGTACCGAACAGTACGGCGTCGTCGAAACGCTGAAACGCCACGACCGCCGACTTTGACTCCTTGGGGCGGGTCACCCATACATTATTGGCGCCCATGTGCAAAGTCCAGTACTTGTGGCTCTTCTGATTGGTCTGAAGCGCCAACTTGGGACGGACAGGGGGTGGTGCGGTAGCCATTGGTCAAAGGAGGCCCGGAGTCTTTAGGTGAAGAAAACATGTCCTGGCCACGCCAGGGTTTTGACGAGTCAGGGTTTGGTCACCAAAACAAACTTGACCAACAGCATGGAGTGTGCCGTTTGCTACGACGAGTGTGCCCACGCCTGCAAGCTGATATGCGGCCACGTGTTCTGCACGGGCTGCGTCAAGGAGTGGTACAGCAAGGGCACTGGGACGGGGTGTCCTATGTGCCGGCGACCCATGTACTTTAAGGGGTTCCACAAGGCCCGGGATGCCTGGGATGAGGAGGCTTACGAGGCGCGCGCTGCTGAGATCTTCGCAGAAACTATGGAGGCGTGCATCCAGGAGGCGTTCGAGACGGCCGAGTATTTCCCTCGCAAATACCGCAAGGAGATCCTGGCCGGGACCATGAATGACCTTCGGGAAATGGAAAAGACGTTCCGCTTCCTGAAGAGCGAGGGGCTCTGTATTGACGACATTGACTACATCCTCAATGAGACGGACGACTACTACTCGGACCGCCACATCGACCACTTCCAGTACATCGACGAGCCCTCGAAGGACATGGTGCTTCAGAGCCCCACAAGAGCCGCTGGTCGCAGCGGCCGCCGCGCACGCGCACGCCAGGACCCCTGGTACACAGTGAGCTTTATTTTTGAAGTGTAATTGATAAAGAGATGAAGACACTTCTTCTCGTCCTCATAGTCTTGTGGCTTGTGATGGAGAGACAGCAGGGGGCGGCCCCTTCCGTCAAGGTTCTTTATCGTCAGGCGGCCCGCTACGCCGTCGCATCTTCCCAAGACGAGGCGCCCGTCATCAAGGTTCTTCACGCCAACTACGCCATGGGATACCTAATGGCGATCAAGGATATAGTAACGGCTTCAGAATTCAAGATGACGACCGGAAAGGACTTGGTGAATTTTGAGCAAGAAATTGCACGCATCCAGGACAGTGCAACCCTTTCTATTGTTGAAATCTGTCCGAATTTGAAACCCAAAGAAGATCCCGAACTTCTCGAGGCCATGTATATCTAGTCCATACGCACCTTCTGACCATTCTTCATGAGTCTGCTCCCCACCAAGACTAGCACGAAAGGAACTATCACGAACGTCAATAGGCGTGCAATTTCAGGGCTCAGATGGAGCGTCTCCCTGGCCCGATGATACACGGCCCCGTCCACCGTCTGATCCTCCACATTCCCAGAACCCGACTCGACGATCCATCCCGATTGATAATTGAATATCATCATGAAAGCTACATAGATCAAGAAGACGCCCATAGCCTTGGCGTGGGGCATGGATACGCTCGTATCTATGAGATGCATCATAAAGATTATGAAGAGGACGACCACGTTCTTGATGAGCAAGCCTTTTTCGGGTTCGAATTTGTGAAGAAAATTGAGCCAGGCTCTACTTGTGAAGATGAGGCCAGACGCGGCAATCAGTGATGCAAGTTTCAGATGCTTCATTCTCTACGATGTGCCCAGATAAAAAGGCGGCCCGTCAAGAAGGTAGAAATGCAGGCTATTCAGGCAGTCCTCGACCTTGTGAAGGAGCGCGACGAGATCGCCGAGGAGCTCGAGACGTACGAGAACTGGTTCGAGTCCCTCGTGGGTGAGAATGTGGTTTTGAGCGTAGGGTCCAAGCGCAAGACGCGCTTCGTGGATTGCATCGTGACGGAGTTTACGCAGGGTGAGGGGTGGGTGCTGCAGAGTGTCGACGGTGACGGCGAGGACGATGTGCACGTGGTGACGTTCGAGGACTTTGTGCGGGGCCGTCTATACATTCAGGACAAAAAGCCGCCTAAGCGCGTGAAGTTCGATCTGGACGAGGTGAATTAAATTGTAGTGTAATTACAAAATGGAGGTTGCATCTGTTGCCGATGTGGCCCAGCGTCGCGGCCGCCCCCAGAACCTCTTTATCTACCAGGCCCTGTTCGCTGCGGGCGTGTACTTTTTGACGGGAAATAATGCCCGCATGACGGCTTATATTTTCATTTTCCATTTATTCCTGTGGAAGATTCTTCAGGCACTGGCGCTGGTGTAGAGCTCCTCGCAAAAATCCACGAGACTCGGCAAGAGCTCGTTAGTCCAAGTCTCCTCGTCACGCTCGACGGTGTGACTCAGAACCTGGTTGTTGTACTGCTCTACGAGACGGGCATGCACAAGACCCAGCATTTGCAGATAAACCTGAACCTGTACGAACTCGTACTCGACGACACGCCGGAACAGGCGGTTCGTGCGGTTCTTGATCTCGACCAAGACGCGCGAGCCATCCTCGAGTTCTTCGATGCGATCAATCTTACCACACACGACAAACTTGACGTCACCGATGGTGCACACGTCCAGGTTGTAGAACGAGTCATCACGGACCAGCCGCGTCTTTTCAGACGCCTCGACCTGATCTGACGTCTTGTCCTCGGACCGCGTCCCGTGGGTCGTGTACACCTTGGACCGGACGTGGTCCAGAACCTCGGCCTTCTGGGAGGTGCTCAATTTCGGATCGGAATTGATAGCCTCCTTGGCCTTCTCGAACACAGACTGAACCTCGGTCGAGTCACGAGCCTTGACGCTCACCGCATCGGCGAGCACCTTTTGAGCCTCGGGTGAAAACTGGAGAATCTCACGGGCCTTGTCCGTCTTGGTCTGGCCACTGAACGTATCGGGCCAATTCTTCTTCCAAATTTCGTTCAGGACCTCTGACCGGGGCTTGTACTGGTGGCGACCGACGCATGCCGCCACGTCACTCGCCTTGATGATTACGCGTCGGGTGGCCATTTTAGATAGTCTGGACCCGGATCCTCTATTTAAGGACTTGGGCGCCACATCACATAAATGCTTGCGTTTCGCCCCGTGGTCGCCACGGCGCATCCTCACGTCAAGAAAAGTAAAGATATTTCACGGAAACTAAAGCAAGCTATATTTCACGCCAAACTCATTTGCATCAATTTAAAAGACGCAAAGGAGTGTAGTGTTGCCTGGGATCAGGTCGAGGAGCTTTCGGCGGCACTAAATGATGTCCTCACGAAGGAGGATGAGGTCTGGTTCGATGAAAAGTCAACGCGCGAATATGACGTTTAGAAACATTTACTTGAAGTGGACGAACACGGACCAGGCCAGTAGAGCCGCCTGGATCACGGCCATCCAGTACAGCACCGTCTGCTGGTAGCCGCCCGCGCAGCCGCAGGCGCTCCGGCGCAGGCCCTGGACGTAGGTGATCGTCACGTACAGGTACACCAGGGACGCGACGCCGATCGGGCCACCCATCATCTTGACCAGGTCCTTGGACACACCCGTCAGCAGCACAGCCTGGAACAGGATCACCGCCAGGAAGAAATACTTCATGTAATCACGACGCCAGTCCTTGGAGCACTCACAGCCCTTGGACTCGAGGTTCGTGATCCACAGCAGGGCCAGACCATAGAACAGGATATTAACCAGGGGAACAATCGACTTCATTTATAACTTAAGTAAATATAAAAATCCGTGTGCTGAGTTGGCCACGGCCAAGGGCGCGTCGAGCGGTCCAACTCATATGGACCCTAAACGCCAATCCAAGCGTGACTCGGCCAAGAAATCCAAGGACCACTCAATTTACACTCAAAAATCAATCCGGACCAAGGAGGCCCTGCTTGAAAAAAAGTTGTCCTGTCTGACCCAAGTCAAGGGGCAGAGCAAGTGAAGACACCCAAAAACAACCATGGCCAGCACTCTCAAGACCCCGGGCCTCCAGTTCTATGCTGAGCAGCTCGACCCCACGTACCCCGCTACTGGCCTGTATCCCACCATGTCGACCTATGGAATCTTGGACCTCGAGAGCGGGCCGCGCCGTAACGAGCTCTATGTGGTTTGCAAGGACGGATCTATTCAGTCAGTCTATGAGCCGAGCCGTTCTATTGGCTGGGAGCTCATCGAGGACGGTGACGACTTCTGGTACCGTGTGACTCAGATGAACCACCCGCGAAAGCGCTGCACTGTCCGATATCATAGCCGGGTTGAGGACCCTCCTGTGGGTCGGGGCAGCATCGGGTCGGTGGTCACGATCTGCCGGCGGGTCGATACTCCTCAAGAGGCTGAGATCACCGTGCAGAAGGACGATGAAGACGAGGTCTCTTCGCAACTCAAGAAGATTTCGACCATCGATCCGCTGCTGGCGCACTGCGCGGTGCTGGTCGGTGATCCTGCCCAGACGGCCGCTCTGGCCAAGTTTGCAGAGGGGAAGATGAGCTACGCGGAAATGCGCGGACTTTGCGGGTGAATGTGTAATGAATCGCGCTTGTACCCTCAAAAAACGTGACGCGCGAGCGCCACGAAGAATAAAAGGAACAGTAATAGTATGGCTATGGGCCGCCCTTGCACCCACGTCCTCATCACGGTGCGTCGTGTCCAGCGTCACCCAATTACCCAGAGGACAATTCGCTCTGGAAATTTGATCAAGAAGCACGTGGTACGAGGAGCAACGCTCGGCCTCATACCAGATGCCCTAAACGATTTCGCATTTCATCATGCACCCGTGACCTTCGACGAGGCGATTCATATTCTTCAGGATCAAGTGACCATCAGTAGCTTGTCAGCAATGATGGCCATTGCGTTGATGGTCACGAAAAATTGATGTGATGCCCGGGTCAGGGTTCAGCGGGATGGCCCTAATTTCAAAACAAAAAAGCAAGATGGAGCACGCCCTTCGCGACTTTGCCCGGACCCGCCTCGCGACCCACTTCACCTCTGGGGCGACCGTCCGCAACGCCGAGAAATCCATATACAACTGGTCGGTTCAGCAGACGCGTGGCCAGGGCGACGTGGCGAGCTGGGAGAACCGCTCCTTCAAGTGGCGCTACAAGCACAAGGTTATTCATCTGCTTGAGGAGCTTTGCCGGGCCCCAGTTGTGGAAGTCGGTCTCAAGGTGGAGGGTGACCGGATCAATTTGCAACTGGAATGCGTGCCTCAGCTCCTGCATCGGATCCAACGGAAAGAGCTCGACGTGAAGGGCCTCGCCAAGTACCCGCCTGACCTGCTCTGGCCCGACGGCCCGTATGGTCGCGCCATGCTCAAGCTGCGCACAAAGGACATGGCGATGGAGGCGGCCAAGGCCAAGGAGGAGGACTACTCGGGCCTCTTCAAGTGCGGCAAATGCAAGAGCGTCAAGACGACCTACTACCAGATGCAAACTCGCTCCGCGGACGAGCCCATGGTACGTTCCCTAATTGTTATTGTTCTTGTTATTCGCACCGCTTACTAATTCACTCCCTACAGACAACTTACGTCACTTGCAAGGGCTGCGGAAATCGCTGGAAGTGCTGATCGCCATATGCTGCTCACCGACTGCCGCCGCTCGGGATGATCGCGATACCCTTGTTTTAATGTTTCAGATAACTTTGCTTTCCTCTCAGGAGTCCATTGCTCGCGTCTTTTCGCAACCATAGCATCTCGTTTATTTTCCCACATTTCTTTGGATATCTTAGATAGCAATTTCTTCGTCTCATCCGAATGCCTCCCACCAGAGCCTCCGCGCGTCAGGTTATACCCATTTGGATGCAGGGTACCTATTTCCTCTATAATTTGCATTTCCTTGGCGTCCAATTCAGCTTGATTACATTCTTGTGATTCCCATATCACTTCAACACAGAAACAATCCTTTCCGTATTTTTTTATAGCATTTTTGAGTTTTGGGCTTACTGATGTGCTGCTATTTCCACAGTGCTCACGGAACCTCTCCCCAAGGTCGCGTGTTGTCTGACCTATATATTTCTTATCATTTTCTAAATTTTCAATGCAATAGATGAGACCTTTCATTTCCACTAACCTATGACTACTGTTCATATTATTTTTATCTAAACTTATAATACAAAATGCCCCGTGGTCGCACTGCCATCCCCAAAGCCGCCACCAAGTTCCTGAACTCCAAGCGCCGCGTCATTTACATGACGTCCGAGGGCAAGTACCTCGCCAAGTCCGCCAAGGGCGCGACCGTGTACAACCCCAAGGCGCGCTTCGTGAAGAGCCCAGGCGGCACCGAGCGTTCCGTGTCCAACTCGAACGCCCGCGTGCCAACCGCCATCCGCCCCAAGGCGGTGCGCAAGGTGCGCAAGAACAGCGGTGTGGCCCGCCCCAAGGCGGGTCAGGTGTACCGCAAGGCGATCGGCCCCAAGCGCCCGGTCGGCCGCCCGCGCAAGATGCGCGCCAGCCCGATGGGCAACATGGGTCTGGCAGGCCTGTTCGGTGGCAAGCCCGTGCGCAAGATGCGGGCCAACAAGGGTGTGAAGCGCGGTGCCCGCGTGCCCAAGAAGCTGCTGGGCGCCAACCCCTTCGCTCGTCTAGGTTAAATTTCTAGATGAAATATAACACAAATGCCTCGCGCCTCTCCCCAGGCTACGAACTTCATGAACGTGAAGCGTCGCGTCATTATGAAGACCTCGACCGGCAAGTACATCGTCAAGACGGAAAAAGGCACTAAGTACGCCCCGAAGGCCAAGTACTACAAGAACCCCCAGGGGTCGACCGTGAACGTCAAGTACGTCCATGGGAACGTCGCCATCCCCAGCCCGATCCGCCCCAAGCTGGCGCGCAAGGAGCGCAAGAACGCCGGCGCAGCCCGTGGCAAGTACGCCGCCCGCATCCCTGGTGTCCGCGTCCACCACGTGAAGCGCAAGGCTTACATCGGGCCGATGATGGAGGGCTACGCCCCCAAGCGCAAGGTGGGTCGCCCGCGCAAGCACCTCGTGAGCCCAGGCGCCAACATGGGCCTTGCCAAGCTGTTCGGCGGCAAGCCCGTCCGTAAGCAGCGCGCACGCAAGATGCTTTACACTGTGAAGGGCCCGACTGCGTAATTTTAGATAAAAACAATTCAACCTCAGAACATCAGATGGCGCTCGTGCGCGTATGGACTGATGTGGGTGCACGCAAACACGTTGCACTCTTGGCCAAAATCGAAGAGAAGGATGGTGTAATTCTGACCATCCGTTATCTATCCGAAACGGCCAAGGGCGTTTGGGCATGGGAAGATGATACGTACGATATCGATGATGATTTTATCGCCGAGAATCTCAAAACTGACGTCATCGAAGACCTGGGATTCAGGGCCTTTGGCGACGAGGGCTCATATATAAAATGTGAAGAGGACGAGGATTACGTCCCAGAAACGTCGGACGACGACGAAGAGGACGAGGAGGACGACGAAGAGGACGAGACGGACGACTCTGGGTCATTTGTAGAGTCTGACTCTGAAGAATCTCTTGGTGAAGAGTAAGATGGCTTCTCAGGATATGATGTTCTGGGGCCTCCTGTTGATCGCCACCTTCCTCGTGTTTTTCCGCCCCAAGTCCGAGGGGTGCGGTGGTGGGTGCATTATGTGAGCTTAAAAAACACTCACGTCTATTAAATAAATGACGTCCATCACCGCCAAATTCATCAAGGCTTTCGACGCCAAGAACGAGATCCACGTCAAGTGGCTCGGCGCCATGTTCGACATGGCCGAGAGCATGAGCGATCCGTCAGCCCATATCAAGCTCGTCAAGTCGGTCAACGAGAATCCCATGGGCGTCAAGCTCGATCAGCGTGACGCGCTTGACTGGCCGCACATCCATTTCGCCCTCAGCACCGTCTACGCCAAGGAGGTCTGGAACTGCCGAGCGTGGATTCCGACCAAAAACTAAATAGGTGCAATTAGTAGTAATGGAAAATACAGGAGTCATATTTCCGACCATCGTCTTCAGCCTCATGATCTTGGGCTGTATGTTCCATCTTATTGATGAAAAAAATGTGAATGAAAAGTAGTATGGGGAACGGAAATAACAACGCCCCTTCACAGACGCCTATGCTCCTCTTGGGCGGTCTCGTGCTTCTTTTGATTCTCTTGTGTTGCAGTTCAATTTTCCTTTCATATTCACGTACAGGCAACATCAATATCTTCAGCTCGTCCAAGGAGTTCACGGCAGAGGAGTTGGCCTATGCGCAGGCGAATGGCGGTGCGATGCCCCCAGGATCGTCCGCGGGATCGGGCGGCTTGGGCCTCTTGGACGCCTTTGGCCTGAAACAGAAGTGCAAGGTGGGCCCGTGGAGCGAATGGAGTGCATGCGACGCAAATTGCGGCACGATGGCCCGTCGCACGCGGACTCGGCAGGTTGTGACGCCGGCCAAGAACGGTGGGTCCTGTATGGACCCGCTGACAGAGTCTGACCTGTGCACCAACCTGCCTTTGTGCGAGGTCCCAGCAATTAACGGGCAGTATGAGCCTTGCCCGACTGGTTCGTACCTTTTGGATTCTTATTGTGCCGTTGAAATTCCTCGCCTAACGAGCGCCGAGTGTGAAAATATGAAGCAACAAGCTGTTCTCGGAGCCGTGTCTTTGGGTGCGGCCGGACGCGGCAGTAATGGTCAGGTTGACGGGGATCAAGCCGCGATTGTGGCCGGGGCGGCCGTAGGAGCCGGCCTCGCGGCGAGCAGTGCCGTCGTCGCTGGACCGGCGCTCATTCTCACGGCCGGTATCATGGCGGCCGTGGCGGCCTCGGAAGTCGACTGTGACGCGTATGTTTGCCCGGCGGGGTGGCATGATACTCGCGTGAGTCGCAGATGCGATAAAGAAGCGACGCCCAAGTGCCCTCCGGGTGGTTACAAATGGGACTGGACTCGCCGGATGTGCATCATGCCCTCTACGGGCTCGCTCACCCCGGCACCGTCCCCTTCCGCGTGATTCCTAGGACGTTCTCCAACTTGCTCTCGGCTCGGGCCAGAGGTTTCATACGCTTGAGCTTGAGCGTGTCCGATGAGCTCGTCGAGTTCTGGATAGCCTTGAGTCGCCCGCGGTCCTTGGCGGGCGTCGCAACCGGTGCATCGACCGCATCAGTTACGGCGGTCCCTCCGCCGATAATAGGTACGTGGCGCTTCTGGTCTGGCCAGTGAATGATCGGAGGCTCCACGAGGCCACCGTACGACCTAAACTCCTCGATGGTCATTGAACCGCCAAAAATCTTGAGCGCCTCGCGTTTCGGGGCGGGCCACAGAGGCGTGTAGTGCCCTATGGCCCGACGACGCATCATCATCAGAAACATCTGAATCTCGCCCGAGCGCGCCGAGTTCTGGTCGTGGGCCCACGCCTTGGCGCACTGCCACGAGCAGAAATTCCCCTTGGTCTCAAAACGGTCACGCTTGTCGTCATACCTGGTCGGCAGATGTATGCAAGGCAATTGGGGCAAGCCGTGAACACACCACCAACACACGAGATCGCCTGCAGGCTCGGGAGGTGGCGGCGGAGTCAACACCTTGGCGTCTTGGACGATGCGTTTAGCGATTCTCTCTGCAAGTACAGCTTTTTTTTGAGCACAGACGGAGGTACTCATTGAACTTAAAAACCTAATAGTCTTTAATATTAGAAGATGATTCTATCAATCGATTGCGGAATCAAGAATTTAGCAATGTGTTTGATTGATCCGACTGATCGCAAAATTCACCAATGGGACGTTTCGGGTGTTCCGCCTATGCACGCAGACGGCGTGTTCCCGTGTCTGGTGCGTCATCTGAACGAGCGTCCGTGGGTCCTCGGTGCCAGTACAGTCATCATCGAGAAGCAGCCTGATCGGAACCGAAGCATGAAGGCGGTCGAGAACCTCCTCCACACGTACTTTTTGGTCAAGAATTCCGATCGCCCGGTGGTCATCTGGGACGCCCGCCACAAGGTTCCGGACGTGGCAGGGCCAGGTGCGGCGCGCTACGCCCAACGCAAAAAGACGAGCATCGAGCGCGCACGCAAGTTTATCGAGGCGACCGGCGTGAATCGGCATCTGATCCCTTTCTTCGACAGCCACAAGAAAAAAGATGATCTCGCGGATACCGTGATGCAAGCCTTGAGCTTCATCGACAAACGACCCGTAGAAGATCCTGCAAAGCCCGTTAAACAGAAAAAGGTCTCACCGCGCAAGCCAACCGAGAATCAGGTGCGTACTAAATATTCCAAGCCGAATCTTGCTTGGTTGGTGAAGACCAACGCCAAGCAAGATGCGCGGTTCAAGAAGGACCTCGCGAGATATTATCGCTCAATTGATGAGCTCAAGGCTGAATTTGGGGTTTAAAAATCACAGATTTTTAAACGCGTTTCAAAGCACCAGGGACTTCTGGTGACCGACGCGCAGCTTCGTGTCCACGTAGATAGGATGGCCAGCCGCCTCGAGCGCTTTGCAGAACGACACATCCTCAGAATTCATATCAACGATCCCTTCGCTGATGACCTCAAGTGGTCCGTAGAACCACGGGTACTTGAGATCCTCCACGACACCCTTCCGAATCATCATCCAGCCCATGCCGGAGTACGCCACCTTCTGGTACTGCGCAGCACCGACGATATCGTCCGGCCGCAGGAACTTGAACGATCCGTTCTTCGCAAAGTAGTCCTTGTCCCAGTTCTTGACGACCGCAAACTCCTGCATGTTCTCCATCATGTACAGACCGGCCGTCACGTCGTGAGGGCTCTCGAGCAGAGCGAAAAAGTCGTCCGGGCGAAACACCATGTCCGAGTCGATCCACATCTGGACGTCATAGTCCACCTTGCCCTGGAACGGCTTCTGATCAGGGCCCTTGAGCACGTCACCCCCGAGGCACTTGGCTCGGGCAAAATGCACACAGCTCGTGTATTGCTGAGAAATCATGCACTGGTGACCACGGGCCGAAGCCTGCATCATCAGATCAGTCCATCCCAGAAGGAACTCACGCGAGTAGGTGCGACCAGGCATACAGAAGACAATCTTGACCATTTTAGAATTAAAATAGCTGTATTCTTTAGATGGCGATAGCCTTGGCCGCAATTGGTCTATGTGCTTGCTCACTTGGGGCGGCGTGGTTCTTGCCGCCACCCGAGAAGGTGGACCTCGGTGAGAAGGAAGCCTTTTTCAGGCTCGCTTCGGGTCGTGCAATTTACGATCCTAATTCAGTTCCCATAGACTGCACCTCGAAGGACAAAAAGGTGACGTCCGTTGATGTGGCTCGTTTACAGTGTGAAATGGACTGGACGTGCAAGGGGTACAATGTCTGGAAGGAGGTTATCAAAAGCAAATTCGGAGAAGAATACGACGAAGAGAAATGGTGGGTCCTCAAGTCCAAGACCCCACCGGATGCGTGGAAGAGTGTTCCAGGGTATATGGTCAAAAAGGAGGATTCTAAAATTTATCTCAAGAAAGAGTAACTATGGCTAGACGTGCGGTTTGGGCCTGGGCTCTCTTTGCCATTGTGGTGGCTCTAATTTTGTTCCGAAAACCGTCCTTTGCGAATGTGCGGGCAGCACCACCCGGAATGCCCCAAACCTATTTCATTAATCCGGGCGAGTCGTGTGCGGAGGGTTATGATCAGCCTGATAAGCGCTCTCTCAAGTGCCAAAAAAAATAAGCCCTTAACTTAGATGGACGGAAATGTGATCGTCCTCATAATAGCAGGGTGTTGCTTATTTTCGTGTTGCGTGGGTCTATTCCTTAGAGTATACTATGGTCCCGACGCCGCAAAGACGATTTTATCAAAGGGTCTCATCGCGGACGCATTGGCCGGCTTCAAGTTCGACACGTCATCAGGACTGCCGAACATCCAGAAGCGCACGTCGACCATCCGTCCAAACAGTTTCAAGAAGAGAATCAACTTTGGGGCGCCCCGTGAGAACAACATCGATGAGCCACAGGATAAGGATGACGTGAACTGCTCGGTTCTGTGCTTTGACACAGAGGGGTGCACTGGATATGCGATGGAAAATGGAAAGTGCCAACTCAAAGGCAACGTGACCATCATAAACTATGAAAAGGGCAAGGATATCCACGTATCGACAGACGTAGGTGGGACCAAGTTTGGTCAGGTCCCCTTTGACCTCTTGGACAAGGCCCAACCGAGTCTATGGACCAAGTCAGACTGGACCCTGGCGCAGGCGGCCGATAACTGCTGGTCGGCTACAGAGTGTATGGGGTTCACGTACGTCGGCGGGGTCGCCACGATGTACGGGAATGCGTTCGTGTTGGACTCGGGTTCCACTGGAAATACGTACGTGAAGTTTGACTCGATGGACAAGTCTGGGTTTGGCCAGAAGACCACCAAGTACACGGACACTGTGAGCTCCGGTGGGTTCAGTATCGAGTCTCAGTATTTCAAGTCGGATAACGCCTTCGTGGCACCGCCTGCGACTGGTGACTATGAGAATGACCTCAAGTATTTCAAAAAGGAATCGAACCCGAACTGGAACGCCGGGAAGGACAAGAGAGGTGCGGATCCTAAAAAGATTACGGGTGTGAGCACGGCCAACCTCTGTGCGAACGTGTGCATGTCGAACGCTTCGTGTAAATCGTTCGTGTTCAAGGACAGTGCCAAAGAGTGCTACTTCCGAGGCGACCTGACCAGAGACAATGACCAAAGTTTTGTGTGCGCCCGACAATACGACACGGCTCTACTTCGCGGCAACGCCGGGTGTAGCGGTAATGAAACTCCGACTGAATTTACAAACGGAGGTCTTACATGTGGGACCCATGCCGTATCCACGTGCTGGACCGAACGGGGCAGTTTCTCGGAAACAGGGACCCAGACATACTGGAAGCTTCAAGATCCTATGGAGAAGCAGTGTCCGGAGGCGTGTGGGCAGAACGGTCTGTGTCAGGCTTCCATGTGGACCAAGAATGACTGTTCGATTTTCGAGTTCAAACCGACAGTCAAGGCGGTCGACACGAACTTCACGACCCAGTGGAAGTTTGATTATTTCCCGGGTCAGTAGTAGTAGGGATGGATCTGTTGATGGTCCTCTTCCTCGCCTTTGCGATGTGTATGATGTTGGCGAGCGTCGTGGCGGGTGGATACGCGCTTCTGAGCAAAGAGCAGGCGACCGAGTCCCAGCCGCTCCTGTCAGCAGAAGACCTCGATAAATTGGCCGGCAAACTCGACGAGGCTGGGAACGCCGTCCAGTACTCGAACGTTCTGGACGCACGGATCGGTTTTGATTCAGGGTCGGGCGTCATCAAGACGGCCTCTTTGGAACCCATGGACTGCCAGACCCTGTGTGTAGGTATGGCAAACTGTCAAGGGTTTCAAATTTCCGACCAAAATGGGTGTAGCCTCTTGGCCAACGTCACGTCGACTTACGGATTCGAAGAGTCTGGAATTAACCTCTTCACTGTACCTAACAAAATTCCACTACAAGTGTTTGGGGCGCCTCGTCAAGGCAACATTTCAGGAGCCGCCGTTACAAGCTCCGCACCTTCTCAGAACGTCAAGACCAAACAAGGATGCGCCAAGGTGTGTCACGACTCTCCCGGGTGCAAGTCGTTCTCGGTGAGTCCCACTGCCGGATGCCATCTCTCGTCAGCCACGGCCGCAGACGCCACTATATATCCTGAAACTGACTGGAACTCGCACTTCTTGAAGGACGTCAGGCACACCAACGGATTTTCATGGACACCTGGCCCAAGTCCAAGCCCTGCTTAAAAGGCTCGAGCCAATTCTAAAGTAAAATGGAGGCCCGTCTGATCGACCACATGGGCTCTGACGATGCAATCGTTCAGGCCGCCCGAGTCTCTTACGGCGCCGGGACCAAGTCCGTGTCGGACGACCGGGCACTCATCCGCTATCTCATGCGTCACAAGCACACGACTCCGTTTGAGATGGTCGAATTTAAGTTTCGAATTAGGGCCCCAATCTTCGTGGCCCGTCAGTGGCTCCGGCACCGGACCGCCTCGGTGAACGAGCTGTCGGCCCGGTACTCCGTTGTCCAGTCCGACTTCTTCCTACCGGAGGAACTCCGTAAACAGGCGACGGCCCGCGGACAGGGTGGTGAGGAGCCCTTTGGTGAGGGCGACTCGAACCTCCTTCTCAAGCAAAAGGCGAGTTGCGACTTGGCGTTCCATACATACGCCGAGCTCCTATTCAAGGGCGTTTCGCGCGAGTTGGCCCGGGCTCACTTGCCTCAGAGCACCTTTACTGAATTTTACTGGAAAATTAACCTTCACAACTTGCTTCACTTTCTGAAACTTCGGATCGATGACCACGCACAGAAGGAGATTCGCGACTTGGCCGTGAAGGTCCTGAACTTGATCAAGCCGATCGTCCCTGTGACGTGTGAAGCCTTTGAGGATTTTGTGCTAGGTTCGGTGACTCTTTCACGCGTGGAGATCGAGGCCCTACGGGGCAACGCGCTGGTTCACGCACCTCGGGCCATCCCAGGAAAGGGTGAGAATGCTGAATTTGAAGAGAAAATTCAGACGCTTTTTTTGTCGAGCTAATGTAATGGGTAACAAGCAGTCTATGGTTACTGACATCGTGAATAACTTCACGATGACGACCACGTCCGACTACGTGACCAAGAATGTCCTGAACATGAGCACGGACGTGACGAACGCTCAGGATCTCGTCATCAATATAGGTATTGCTGACGGGTGTCCGATTAATGCTTCTCAAAAAATTAGCAGCAAAGTTTCGGTCAAGCAGGAAATAGATCAGACGGCGACCAAGGATCTAGGAAACAAGCTCCAAGCAAATATGGAGAATGCCCTGGAACAAAACTCGAAGATGATCAACGGCCTGGCGGGCGCCTCGGGTAACTCGCAGGACGTCCGGGCGAGCATCCGCAACACGATCAACCAATCGATCCAGACGCGCGTGACCGTCGAGAACATCATGAACATCGCAACGTCTTCCGTGAACCTTCAGTCGGGCAAGTTGAACATCGCCGTCTGCCGCAACTCGCCGATCCGCATGGACCAGAACATCGAGTCGGACGTGGTCGCCCAGAACCTCATGTCTCAGATCACCGAAGACATACTCAAGAATGAGATTATCGCGTCGGCAAAGACTACAGTGAAACAGACAGCCTTTATGGAGAACAAGGGCCTCGAGTCGATCGCAGGGGCCTGTGCTGCATCGTCGGGTATCATCGGTGTGATTTTGCTGCTCGGCTGTGTGGCTATGATGTCGATGGGTGGAGCGGGTGGGAAGAAGCCGGGGGGTGTCAAAATGCCCGGGCGTTAAATAGACGCCAACTTTGCAGAGAGCAAATTACTGCTCGACGGGCCGGAGGGTCCTTTCATCATGAAAATCAACAGAACCACAAGCAACAGACACGTGACACAGCATGACGACATGAATGCGTACTGCTTTGTTTCGCTATCGAAAATCTTAGCGAAGGGCGCCCAGGTGATCGGGAGTTCCTTGGGTTCTTCGACCGGGGCCATTCCGGGAGCACCGGCCGCTCCAGGTGTGCTGGAGCCGCCGCCACCGCCTCCGGCGGCATCATCTCCCATGTTACACTCGGCCTTTACCGCCGAGTTCATGGCGACACGCTGTTCAACTTTGATAGTGCATATGTTCAGAGTCACGTCACCGCATGACACCCCCTCGGACTCGTACGGGAAGATGTCGTCTGTATTGCCTTGCACCTTGGCGTCTGCACAGTCCAGTGAAAGGCATCCAGCGTCAACGTTCATCGCCTTGACCACCTGTAGGCCGGTTGCACCGCTCTCGAGGAAGTTCTTGAGGCGATCGTGCATGCGGTTGCATCCCTCGAGGTTCTTGCGGTTGTCGGATACGCAGCTATCAGCATCTTTGAAACCGTAATCGCGGACGTTGAAGCATGCGCACCGCGGGTCATTGGCCGTGCGACCAGGCCCCATACCCTTCTTGTCCGCGTGTCCATCGCCACCCCGGCACCACTTGGCCATCAAGTCGTAGGCCTTCTGCGTGTTTCCGTTTTCGTTAGAGTTGACGGTTCTGCGTACTGCATCCACACAATCACCGTTGAGTTGCCACCCGTTGTTTGGGAGTGTAGCACACAAGTCTAGCACGCGCCCGTTAAAGACCGTTTCACTACCACCGATCCCACCGAACCCACCGCTTCCACCGAAATACGGAAGGCAGTTGGACTTTTGCTCTAAGAGATCAGATGGGTCGGTCATGGTCATGCAAAACTGCTTGCGGTACCCTTGTTGGCCATTGACGGTATCATTTTCGAAAGCTTCGGATATGTTAGGATCGAACACCAAGGGAGTGTTTATACTGGAGTAAGTGCATTTTATTCGCTGCGATCGATGACCTTGGGACTCGGCGGAGACGAGTGGACCATAGGCTGGACAGTACCCTTTGCCATCATTGTCCCAATTTAGACACATAATATCATCACCGTCGCCATAGGTGTGGCCGCCCCCCGAGCAACCATCCCGGTCTCCCCACTCTGGACGCGACCCACAGTTCGAACCATCACCACACCCAGCCCAGCTCGTGGAGGGGTTCACCGGGGGTATAGCCTTGGTCGTGAACGCCATCTAATTTTACTATAGATAAAATTTTGGATCTAGCCCTAGCTTTTGAATGCCCACGATCCCCGTCCTGTACCCTATCGAAAACCTGTCGCCTAATATAGACCCTACCGCGTGCCAGAAGAAAACTGGCGCGGGCGTCAAGTGGAACACGTTGACCGAGTAGTCTACGTCATGGACGGCATGGATTTTGTTTGAAAATGGATGTCGATAAAAAAAGAAGGTGCCACCGGTGGTTCTTACGAAGTAACACCTGAATCCAGTACTGGGCCTCATCTCGATCTGACTAATATTAGTATGCCAGCCCATACCATGACCTCGGGGATAATGGTAAAAATGCCCAGATAACTCATACACATTAGAACCTAAAAATTCATCAGGTAAAATCAAGTCTTTGAA